TGCACCTGTTCAGGCTGCATGCCCGCGGCCATTGCCTGCAGTCGCCGCGTCTCGGCCTCATACGCCTTGACCTCAGCGTCCGTCTCAGCCTTGAACTTGTCGATTTCCAGCTTCTGGGCTTCCATCGACTGGTTGACGCGCTGCAGCATGCCGGCCATCTGCTCCATCTGAGCGGACATCGCCTGCATCTGCTGGTTGGCGGCTTGCAGCGCCGGATTCTCGTCCGCGTCGCTCATGATCTGCGGGTCGATGGTCTTCTCAAACCGCTTGGCAAGTTCCTGCGCGCCAGGCCAGTCCATGTTCTTGACGAACAAGTCGCCGGCCACCGCCCACAGTTGCGGGTTGGTCTGCAGCAGTTGAGCCATCGCCTCCAGCGCCTCCTGACGCTTGGTCGCGTAGCCCGGACCCGTCACCACCACCACGTCGTATTTGCCGACGCTGGGGTTGTAGATCTTGTCGATCACGATGCCCTGCTGGTTGACGATCTTGCGCACCGGCTCAGGCTGCATGGGGCTCATCTTGACCATGCTGGATTCGCCGTCTTCGCCAATGATGCGAGCGATGCGTTCCGTGTCGTAGATCTTGGGGATCAGATCCACCAGTTGGCGAGTAACATGACGCACAGCCCGAGCCAGATTATCCACATAGTGGTACGTCCCCGTGTCGCCTTCACGCTGGCGGGCCAGGATGGCCTTGCCTGAGCGTTCGTTGCTTTCTAAGCCCAACGATGCGTTGTACTGCCCCGTAGTGCCCTTGATGTCCTCTGCAGCCCCCATCTTGGCCTGAATCAGGCCCGTTTGAGCCATCGGAGGCATGGCGCGCTGCGGCAGCGGCAGCGTGTTGCCCGCGCCGTCCGTCACATCGGGGTTGACCTCCAAATACGGCCAGTTCTGGGTGTTTGCAGTCTTCCACTGCATCTCGTACCCTTCAAACTGCCCGCCGTAGCCGATAAACGGTGCTTTGGGGGCCAGCGCCAGCATCTCGGCCTCTTGGCTCGTCCAGTAGTTGTACATCCGCTGGGCATCCTTGGCGTTGCGCACCAAGCCCGAGACGTACACCCGGCCATCGACCTCATACTCGTTGCCGACCACCCGCACCACGGGAATGTACTTGCCGGCCCACTCCTGCTCCTCAAGGATCTCGTAGCCGTTGATCTTGCACCACTTGATCTTTTTGCGGTCGGCCTGGCGCGAGCGGATCGGCTTGCCAAACATCGCCTTGAGTTCCTTGTCCTCAAACGACCCGGCAAACGCCGTCTGGTTGCCGGGGTACAGGTTCAGCGTGGCGGTGTCGTAATCGACGTAAAAGTACTCAGCGATGCGGATCGTGTCGTCGTTGATCCACTGGCTCAGGGACTGGTCGCCCACGCCCAGACTCATCAGCGTGTTGGCCGGTGACGCCTTGGGGTACAGCCGGTGGTACTCCTCGCGGGTGATGTCCTCGGTGATAAAGCACCACTTGGCGTCCGACCCGCACGGGTCTTGGATCATCGGGTCCATGTAGACCGAAAACGAGTTGCGCACCCGCCCGATCTTGATGTCCTGATCGAAGGTGTTGTCGTCGCAGTACTCGGTCAGGATGCGGATGTAACCCTCACCGAAGGACACCTGGTTCTCGCAGGCCGTGTCGTAGGCCACGTCGGCGTCAGAGATGTACTCAATGTGCCGCACCACGCCGTCAAAGATCTCCGCGACCTCAATGTCGGCCTTGTCGTCAGCCGGGATCACTTTGCCGCTGGGGCGGTTCTGCCGCTGGTCGTTGGTGACCTGCCGGACGTGCTGCGGCAGCTTGTTGATCGTCAGGCACGGCCTGGCGTTAATCGTTTGCCCCTGCACCGCGCCGCGGGTGGCTAAAACGTCTGCTGGCCATTGATAGTGGTTATCAGGACTACCAGCGTAAAACTTCAAATCGTCAAGCTCGTCTTCTCGACTTTCCCCGTACGCGGCAATGGCTTGCTGCAATCGAGTGCGAGCCGTAGACAGCACATCTGAATTGCGCTGGTCTTTAGATGACCCGCTGTTAGCGACAGCGGCTGCGGCGGTGATGCCTGTGTAATCAGCCATTGAAAGCGTTTCCTTTGCGCGTGTTTTCCCGACCGGGAATCACTTGCAAGTTCCAAGGAACGTGCAGACCTGAAACGCGCTGCCCTCGCAACGGTACCACATGGTCAACATGGTAGTCTAGCCCAACCCGACGCAGCGCGGCGCAGTAGGTGTACACACACTCCAGTTCGAACTGCTCCGCATCGTTCAGCCACGACGGCATACGCTCATCTTTGGCGCTGCGGTAGTTCATCGTCCACAAATTGCGTTTACCGGGCCGTTTTGCGTTTTGAGTGCGCTGATACTGGGCTACTTTTTCTGGGTTGGCCCGCCCCCAAGCAAGTGAACTTGCGGTGTATTTGGCTCGGTCTTTTGCCTTGGCCTTGTTGGCCGCGCTATTAGCGCAAACGCAGCACGTTTTGCTGGCAACATAACGCTCGCCAACATGGCCGTTTTTGCATGCCAGACCAGTGAAATAGCGGGGTTGCCCCGCAGCCAGAGCTTCTGATCGCGTCATGCACCCATCCAACTCGCCGACATTTGGCTTCTGTCGCGCATTGTAAGCGTTCTGGGGCGCTCTACGCGCTCTCTGGAGGCCACGGGGAAGGCGAACGTGACCGCCAGCGCGTCAGCAGCGTCTGGAGAGGCCAATCCGCGGGCTTTCATGTCCTTTTTCGACTCCAGATAGATCGTTCCGCTGCTGTCGGGCTTGGTTTTCGGCCCTGTTAGGTCCGTTTTCAGTTGCCGGTCCTCTTTGATGGCCGCGGTGCGCAACCAATCGCGCATTGCGCCCCACATTTCGGCCCGTTTGTTGCCCCACATGACCTGGTTCTTGGCTTTCCAGCCAAAATTGACGCCGCGCACCTTATAACGCTGCTCGTTCAGCCTGTCAAGGATGCCGTACCCCAGCCCGCCCTCGTCCAACACCACCAGCGTCGGCTTGAAGTCCTCAATCGCCTCAATGACGTGCCCCACGACCGTCATGGTGTCGTCGCCGCGGTAGCGCCGGATCTCCACCAGGTCGCGCCCCTGCCTGACCACAATAACGGTCGAGTCCGCCCCGCTGCGCGCCGGGTCCACGCCGATCACGATGGGGGCTCCGGGGTCTTTGTATTTGGCTCGCTTGAACGCCTCATCGACCAGCCTTGGCGCGATGAACTGCTCGTCTCCCGTTGACGGGAACTCGCCGTAGACCTCAATGCGGGCCTGCGGGCTGTCCTCGCCGTACTCCTCGATGATCTGCTCGTAGACGCTCTTGTCCGTGTCCTCGACCGTGCGCGCGTCGATCTGCCGCGTGTTCCAGAACGCCCGCTTGGCGTTGAAGCACTCGTAGAAGTACCCCTGGTTGCGCCGCGGGTTGCTGAACGCCAGCCAGAACCTGTGCGGCGTGTTCTCCGTGAAAAAGCCCTGCGCCACGTCCCAGATCGTGTCCGGTATGCCGCTGGCTTCGTCAAAGATCAGCAGCACGCCGTCTGAGTTGTGCAGGCCGGCGTAGGCGTCAGGGTTCTCCTCCGACCACAGCCGCCCTTCCGCGCCCCAGTACCGCGTGCCCTTGCGCAGGTCGCGCTCGACGATCTCGCTCAACCACTTGGCCGGCGTGATCCGCGTGGCGCTGATCTCCCACCAGTGGCTGTTGATCAGCATCGCCAGCCATTTCGTGATCTCGGCCCATGTGATGCTGCGGAGCTGCGCCTCGCTGTTGGCCGACACGATGACGCTGGCGCCGATGCGCGTAGTCAGCATCCACACCACCAACCAACTCACCAGCGCCGACTTACCGATGCCGCGGCCTGACGCCGTGGCCATGCGCAGCACCTGGTAGGCGTCTATCGACCCGTTCTTGGCGATGTGGTCGCGGATGTCGCGCAGCACCTGACGCTGCCACGCGCGCGGCCCCTTGTGCTTGGCCAGCGGCGTGCCGTTCTCGCCCCACGGAAACGCAAAAAGGACGAACTTCTCAGGGTCGTTCGCTATCGCCGGACTCCAGAGCCTGGCCATCAAGCCTTGCTCTTGGTCCGCCGAAAACCGGGGCTCTTGCATCCGTCACCTCATGTACGAGTTCCAACACCCGCGACTGCGCCTGCTCAAGCGCTGCCGTGATGCTGATTTGCTGCGCCACGTCGATCTGTACCTGCTGCTTGGCCACCCAACCGTGAGCGTGCTTCAGTATCTCAAGCGCCGCCTTGGAGTCGCCGTTCATCGCCGCGTCATGCAACACCGTGGACATGGCGATCTCGCCATCCGCGCGCCCCTTCTGCTCGGCCAACTCCGCAATCGGGTCCAGTTCGCGCAAGCGCCGGTATTCGCTTGGCAACAACCCTGCCGCCAACGCCAGGTTGTCGCCCTTCAGCCCCCGTTTCGCCGCGTCATACACGCGGTTCAGCACGGCCTCCGTGGCCTTGACTTCGCGGATGGTCAGCGGGAGCGACTTAAACAAATTTACTCCTTAGCCATGTGAGTGTGGTGCTTGTTTGCCGCGGCAGCATACGCAGCGCCGGCGCTTTCTACTGAGTCAAACAACCCTAGATAGCGCCGTTTGCCTTCGACGTTTATTTGCGCGCGCCACCGTTGCCGGTCTACATCCCAAGACACGCCTTTTACGCCGCTCTTGTTGTTGCACCGCATCCGCACATTTTGTGCGTTTTGCATTCTGGTGGCAAGCCGCAAGTTTGTTAGGCGATTGTCAGTTTTGTCTTGGTTTATGTGGTCAATTTCTACGGCAGGAAAAACGCCGTGGACGTACAACCACGCAAGTCTGTGCAACAGATATCTGCGCTTGTCCAAGCCTACACGCAAGTACCCTCCGGCGCCAATAGACCGCACAACGTCGCCAGGCGCGTACTTTTTTGACGTTGGATTGCGCCAAGCGAACGCGCCGGAAACAGGGTCGTACATCAACAAGTGCTTGAGTCTTTTTTGCGTCAACATGACCGCAGTATAGCGGAAATGAACATGGCGATCTGAGTATAGCGTAAGCCTTTTCCGTTTGTGTCTGCAAAAATAAAAATGGTTTGTGGGCCCTCCATCTTTGACCGCTCAGGTCGCCGGCCCTCCCCTCCCCCCATCCTGGCGCCTGGGCCGCAAGCCCCCAGCTACCAGCTAGGCGCTGCTAGGCGCTCTAGGCGTCGCCTATCCGGGTCGCTGCCTTGGCCAGCATGGCATCCAGCTGCTAGGCGACCTATGCCATGTCATGCTATGCGCCTATGTGGCCTATGGTTTGCGTGGTGACGTGGGTCGATGAGGCCGATAGGCGTTTTAGGTCACGCCTAACCGCGCATGCCAGCCGCCACCATATGTGTACTGTATATATATACAGTATTTTATTTGTTTCAACCAAGAGTAAATGATTGGATGACCTAATTAGCCTAGCCCCCTCGGTAAGCCGGGGCGTCGTCACCGCCTAGCCCATGAGCTAACCACCCGGATAAGACAGCCCCCCAGCACCACCTAACCCTGAGTGTTTTAGTCAACCATTGCTCGCCCCAAATGGCGCCCCGGGAGTGTTAGGTCATCGGTTTAGGCACCTCTAGGCAACCCCCGTAGCCTAACAAATTGACCCTACACTTCAGTAGGGTAACAACATTGTTTTACAGTCTGATCTCCCATTCACTCTTCTATTCTTCAAACATCATGACAAACGATACGCCAACGATTCAGACTCTCAAAGACTGGGCTCTTGCCAACTACGAGAACGGCGCCGACACCCTCGTGGAATGCTGGGGTGACGAAGACTACGAAGAAGTCATTCGCGAACACGGCGCCGACGCGCTGGCTTTCATTCAACGCATCGCGGCTGTTTACGCCGATCGTCAAGCCGACGCGCGCAATTGCTGGTAATCAACCGCATAGGACGCCTATCATGCTGCACCCTTCCATCATCACCACCTACAGGTTCCACCGCACACAGCGCGTACTGAACCCGATTGACGCATGCGCTGACACTGCCGACTACTTCGGCGTCAAAGTGTCAACCCTCGCAGCGTTCCTGCGCGCGGTCGGCATCGACGCTGAGCATCTGCGCAACATCTAAGGAGCCTGACACCATGCGCCCCCGCGACATCATCTTCGCATGCGCCTTCGGCGCAACCCTCGGGCTTTTGCTCGCTGCATTCATTTGAACGGAGAACCACCATGAACACCAACAGCCTGATTGTTTACGATGGCCCCAGCGTTATCGATGGCAAGCCCATCATCGTCGTTCTCACGGGGCTTGATCAATCCAGCGAAAACGCAAAGACAGGGAACCTCGTCCAAAGCTTCATCATTCGATCGGACGTAGAGCCGCACACTGCAGTGAAGACTGGTGACGATGCCAGCGTCTGCGGGCTTTGCCCCCATCGTCCTATCATCGCAAAGACTACGGGCGATGCCCCGTGCTACGTTCGCGTTGGGGAATCCGTGCTCTCAGTCTATCGGGCTTATCGTCGCGGGTCATATGCGCGCGCGACTACCATCGATCAAGTGCGCGCCGTGCTACGTGGCCGCAAGCTCCGGCTCGGCACCTACGGTGACCCGGCTGCAGCTCCGGTGGAGCTGTGGGCTTTGCTGGTGAGCCTATCCGCCGGCCATGTTGGCTATACCCATCAGTGGCAAGCCCACGGGTTCAACGCGCGCGCATGGTCCCCGCTGGTGATGGCATCCGCTGATACCGCTGCAGAGGCCGCACAAGCTACCGCAATGGGCATGCGTTACTTTCGGGTGTCCATCGGGGTTGACCGTCAGCCCCTTGAGGTCACATGCCCCGCCAGCATAGAAGGCGGCCGCAAGGCGCAGTGTTCTGATTGCATGCTGTGTGCCGGCACCAGTAAGCAAGCCCGCTCTATCGTCATTGCCGACCATGCTGCTGGGCATGAAAAGCGGGTCATTTCAATTCGTTCTATCTGAGAGGTACGCCATGATTCGCATCATTCATTCCCGCATTCTCGGCGGGTGGTTCATCGTCAGGGGGCCGCATATGACCCCTATCGGTGGTCGTTTTGAAACCCGGGCGGATGCCCTTGCACACTTAAAGAGAGGTTGACCATGTCCCGCAGCAACCCAATGCACCACGCCACGCCACCACGGCCCCGCCCGTGGCCGTTCCCCGTCACGCTACCCGCCCCCGGCCACGCCCCGGACCCCCGGCCCGTGCGCGCGCCAGTGGCACCACGTCAACCCCTGCCGGACACCCCGGCGCCCTTCTGAGGAGATCGCAACATGAACCCGATCATGATCCCCTGTCTTGACCCCGACAAGCCCCTCACCCGCGAAGAGCTGGACGACGAACGCCGAGAGGGCTACCCTGCCGGCCAGCTAGCCCGATTGCGCGAGTATGCGGAACGCATAGAGCTTGCAGAAACCCGCGAGGAATTGGGCAAGCTATACGAAGACATTGTTGGTTACAACTTGCTGGAAGACATGCCCGACGCCACCGAGGAATACTTGCGCGATATGTGCGAGGGCTTTCTGCGCGAGGAGTGCGATTCGCTGGGTATTGACTGCGATGACGTATTCAACCCTTGCGTGACGGACGACACGCGATCCTATGGCCCGTGGGGGCGCCCGTGAGAGTCCTTGCCGCATTCGAGTACAGCGGTGCAGTTCGAGATGCGTTCATCGCCGCAGGGCATGACGCGATGAGCTGCGACCTTTTACCCACCGACGTGCCCGGCCCGCATTACCAAGGCGACGTGCGCGACGTGCTGGATGATGGATGGGATCTGATGGTGGCGCATCCGCCCTGCACCTATTTGTCGGTCAGTGGGATGCACTGGACAACACGGGGCCTGCGTGACCCGCAACTGACCGAGGATGCACTGGCGTTCGTGCGCATGCTGATGGGCGCGCCAGTGCCCCGCATTGCAATAGAGAACCCGGTATCGGTCATCAGCACCCGCATTCGCAAGCCCGATCAGATCATCACGCCGTCGCAGTTCGGGCATGACGCCAGCAAGAAAACGTGTCTCTGGCTGAAGGGGCTCCCCTTGCTGCGGCCTACGCTGATGGTCGAGCCACGCATCATCGGCGGGCGTAAACGCTGGGGGAACCAAACCGATAGCGGCCAGAACCGCCTGAGCCCCAGCCCTGACCGATGGAAGATCAGGAGCGCCACCTACGCGGGCATCGCCGCTGCAATGGCTGATCAGTGGGGGTCACTGTGATCTGGGCCGGCCTAGCCCTGCTGCTGGCCGCTGGACTGATCATCATCCTTGATCTATAGTCCACCCGTCATTTCTCCTGACGCCCCTCCCGGGGCCTTCAGCCCGCCCGGCCACAAGCCCGGCGGGCTTTTCTTTTACCCCTTGACCCGCGCGATGATGTCGGCCGCGCTGGGCTCGGGCAGATCCACCAGACGGCGCGCCTCGCTCTTGCTTCCCGTCCAATCGGGCGCGCGGAACACGTGCTTTTTCGTCGGGTGTTCGACCGAGTAAACCCGGCCCATATCTTCCCAACCGGCCTCCCTGAACGCATGCAGTAGGGCAGGGACCACCAGCTTAATATGGGCCGGCGCGCGGGCCTGCAAGCCCTCCAAGAAGCCCTGCCACGGCCCGCCAACGACCCCACGCGCGAACAGGCCAATGCGATGCGTCATCTGCTCCACCAGCCACGCCTCGGACCCGCTAAGGCCCGCCTGCAGCATGATCGCCTTCGCTTCCGTCATGGGCGGCGCGGCGCCAGGTTGGAACGTCGAAACATCACGGGCGTGAAGCCACGCGGCCACGCTTGCCAGGCCACCGCCCGCGTACCAGGCCCACAGGCGCGCAGCGGCGTCCGGGGGCATGATCTCGGCCTCGGACCAGAGCACGAACCAGCGCCGATCATCTGACGGCAGTGAGATGGCGGCGCGCTCGTTCGAAAACGCCAAGACCAAGAGCCTGTTCGCGGCGTCGTAGGGGTGCAAGCCCTTCCTCTGGATCGAGATCAACTCAGGCGGCGCGGCAAGCAGGGGCTTGAGTCGGTTCTCCAGCGCGCGGCGGTCGCTGGCCTCGGGCTGGCGCAGTTCGTTCAGCACCAGCACTTCACTCTCAAAAGCGTAGCCCCACTGGGAATTGATCTCTTCGTTCCGCACGGTCGCGACGTTGGTTTTCCCCTCGCCACCTACCGCCCACAGAAACGGCGCCCAAAGCGAGTCTTTACCACTGCCAGGCCGGCCAGCGTGCAGCACGCCATGGTTGATCTTGATGCTGGGCTGCTGAACTTTGAACGCCATGATGTTGAGCACATGCTCACGCTCGGCGGCGTCAGGGATCATCCGCTCGGCATGCTCCAGCCACGGGCGCACGGCGGCGTCCGAGGCGCCACCAGTGGCCGCAGGCCGGCCATCGCGCCACTTGTTGCCGTACACGCCACCGGCCCGGGCCACCAGCACGTCATCGCCCGCGCTGTAGGCGATACCGTCCAGCACCCGCCCACCCTTGGTCTGGCGGTGCTCGTCGAAGCAGATCGACGCTTCGATTTTTGGATTCTTGCCGTGGATCGACCTGCAACTAACGTGGCGGAACAGCGCGTTGAAGTTCGTCCGCGTGAACTGGCGCCGCTCGCGCATGTCGAAGTACGCATCATCGGACACCACGTAAGCAAACCGGGACCACCAGTCGGCCTTGTCGGTCCGCGCAGCCTCGGCCCGGTCCACTTCGGCCATCACCTCGGCCACCGCACCGGCCAGTTCAGGCGTGGGGGTCAGCCGCCCGATGGTCTGCAGCATCGCCTGCTGCAGCAACTCATCCCGCAGGCCAGGCGTGTGCTTTGGCCCGCCCCGCTCGGCCACCCACTCCAAGAACCAAGCGCTGTCGAGGTCGATGCAGTGCGAGTGCAGGCAGCAGTACGCCCGCCCGCTGGGCAGGTAACGGCCCTCGGGGTTGCCGTCGGTGTGGGCCTCGGCGTTGGGGCACACGACCCCCATCCAGCCCTCGGTGTTCGGCCTACTGAGCACCAGCCCCTGCTCGGATAGCCATGTCGCCACGTCATCAGCCCCGTCATCGGACAGGCGCACCGGGCGCGGCCCCAACGACTCCACCACCTCGGGCGTGACGCCCAAGCCGGCGCAGATCTCGGCCAGCGTGTACTCACGCCCGGGCGTGAACTCCACCAGGCGCGAGGCAAACGAATCCTTGCCGGGCTTGAAGTTGACGCTGCCAGGCAGTCGGAAGTTTCTGACCGGGTTGCAGGCCCCGGCGTCGGTGTAGCCCGCAGCGGCGATGGCGTTGATGGCCCCGGCAAACTCCAGCTTGGTGGGCTGGTCGCTGAAGACGTAGCCCCATTGGTAGTTCCCGGCGCTAGTCTCCATGATCCACGTCGGGGCCAGCGGGGGCGTCTTGCTCTTGCTGCCGATGTCGTCCAGCATCATCACCAAGACGTACTCGCAGTTGGCGGCGCTGGCGCTGGGTTTGCCCTCAATGAAGCGGTCGATGATGAACGAGGCGGTGTTGCCGAACCACGCCTCACCCTCCTTGATCCGCCGTGTGGGCAGGTACGCCGGCCAGCTTGCTTTGATCGCGCCGTTCGCGTGGAACTGCATATCCCCGTTCACCAGGCGCGGCGTCTGCCGCACGATGAGCGCCGTCTCGCCAGCAGGCGCGAGCGCGGCGAGGTACTCAATGAATTCTTGTGATGTCATTTGCCGTATCTCTCCATTGTTTTGATGCCGATGCCCAGCGGCAGACCCGCCGCCCATGCTGGCGGGTTGGTCATCACCCGCTTCATCAGTTCGGTTGTTCGCGCAGGGTCGCTCGTCTCGCAGACGATTTCGTCGTGGACGTGCAGGACCACATCCTCGCCCTCGCGCTCAAGCTCACGCAGCGCATGGCGCAAGATGTCATGCGCCGCGGCTTGCGTGACGTTCTCGCATGCCAAACCCGGCCACAGGCGCGCGCGAGGCCACTCCTTGGCATCAGCGGCGGGTTTCCATGAGGCTTTGGCGTAGCTGATGCCATCCGAGTCGAGTCGCGCGTGGGGGTAACACAGTATGCGCCCAGACGGCAGCGCGTACCAGAGATGAGCCCCATCAAACAGGTAGGACACTCGCCCTGCCGGCACCGCCTGATTCTTGCGGCGCATCGCGCCCATGTACGCCCGCTCAAGGTCCGACCAGAACAGCGGCGCCCACGGGTTCGCCTTGCGCCAGGCGCCCACCATGCGCTTGGCCTCATGCTCGGGCAGGTTCACGCCATACACACGCCCCATAGCGGCAAACGCGCCCACGCCACCCCCGAACCCGCAGGCGAGCTCTTGCACCTTGCCGATCTGCCTCTGCCCGGTGGCCGCAGCGTCCTCGGCCTCGTAGCCGGCCAGGATGGCGTCGTACGAGGTGCTGAACGTAGCGGCAGCGTTGACGATGTAGGCGTCCAGCCCGCGACGGAACGCCTCCAGCTTGGCGTCACCCGCAGGCGTGTTGGCCAGCCACGGATTCACGCGGCCTTCAATGGCCGACCAGTCAGCGACGACGAACTGTTTACCCGCTGCCGGGATCAGCGCGGGCCGCAGCATCCCCTTCAGGACGTCGGTGACGCGCTTGCCGAACGCAGGAACGATCTGATGTCCACGGCACATCGCATGACGGACGGCCTGCGGATCTTTGGCGACCTTGCGGGCGAAATTGTGGACTTGCAGGCCGTAGCTGGACGCCCGGCCTGTGGCAGCACCGCCAGCGAACACGAACGCGCCGCGCACACGGCGATCTTCGACATCCGCAAGGTTGGCCATACGGACGAATTTGGCGACCGACGAGGCCCAGAGGTCGTCTGCGCACTGGATGACGGTCGCCGCGTCAGGGGGTACTTCATCGGGGTTCTCCTCTGATAGGATCAGCAGCGCGGCACGGACGGTTTTGTCGATCGACTGCTTTTCTTCGCCGTCTTTGTGAACCGTCATCAAGCGGCGCGCCTCGGGGCCGACCCGGCTCCAAACCCATTCGCGCATGCGGGGCGAGC